ATGCCGAGGGTGGTTGCGAGCAGACGGCGCTGCGCCTGGCGCTGCCAGAAGTCATCGAGACGAGCGGCAACGGATTGCAGCGGGTTCTGACTGGTCAGCTCTACGGTCAGGTCTGCCTGGCCGAATGCTTCGTTCAGGTACGCAACGCGAACCATCATCTCGCCGGTGTTAATAGCGCGCGGAGTTGCTACGTCCTGATAAATGTCGTTTGAGTAGTTAGGCTCAATAGACGCATCAATCGCTTTCCAGTACGGAATATTCGCCAGGTTAGACGAGCCGCGTGCAATTTCAGCCGCGTAAGGGGTCGGCGTCAGAATACCAGACTGGAAAAACGCGGTGCGTTCTACCGGGTCTTGGGTCATATATGACAGCAAAACAGGCACATTACCGGTTACGATGTCGCCGATGGTGGTGATAGCCATATCAGTTCCTCAAAAGTTTAAGCTGCCGTTGGAATTCGGCGGGATTGGTTCGGTTCAGCTCCAGCCTTTCGGCCTCGGTCATGTCTTTAAACGTTGGTGCGGCCCCGCCGCTTTTGCCACCGGCAGCCCCGCCGCCAGAAGCTGCGTTAGCCTTAATCAAATGGCTGAACGCTTTATGCTCACGCAGATATTTACGGAACTGGTCTGCGTCTGTCGTGATGACGTTGCCGTTGGCATCAACGAATTTGGTTACCACGTCCTCGCCGTCGAATTCTGTTTTAACAAACGGCGCCACGGCGTCAACGGCTTCGGGGACGATAAAATCACCTACGAAACTGCCTAACACGGCTTTCCGTTCGCTACCCAGTACGCGGTTAGCCAGCGCACTGTATTTCGCGTCTTTCTCGGCCAGTACAGGTTCATACTGACCACGAATCGTTTTTTCGAACTCATCCATTTTGCCGGCGTTTTTAAGCGATTCCTGGTGCTCGCGTTGCCGTGCAGCCTCTTCTTCTTTCGCCTTACGCAGCGCCTCTTTCTTCTCCGAAAGTAACGCCTCGTTATTGGCCTTTAGGCCCGCGACCAGCTCAGCGACTTCTTCTTCGGTATAGGTCTTAACCGGAGCACCGCCAGCCGGTTTATCATCTTCGCCCGCTTCGTTCATCAGCGGAAAACGTAAAAAACGATTCATAGTCAGTATGTCCCCTGGACGTTGGGAGCCGGGCCACCCGGCTCTACACTGTCAAGAATAAATTATTCCACAGGAGAAGGCAACTATTCCTATTGACACTGTTATATTACTGTTCTAATAGCAGCGATAACTTAAACAGGAGTAATTTTATGAAATACATGGGTAGTAAAGCGCGCCTGAGTAAGAAAATATTATCCGCGATGCCTACGCTTGAAAGAAATTATGTAGAGCCTTTCGCGGGTGGTATGAATATGGTAGCGGCCGTCGGTGATGCGCAATCACGCCACGCCAATGAGTTAAATCATTACGTAGTGGCAATGTTTCAGGCTTTTCTTTCTGGATGGGAACCAGAGCATATCGACCGGGAAACCTACGCAAAATTAAAAGGTTTAAACGGGCCGGACCATCTCATAGGTTGGGCAGGTGTTGCGTGCTCGTACTCTGGTAAATGGTTTGGTGGTTACGCGGGCATTGTGGAGACTAAAGAGGGTCGTCGTGACTACCAGGGCGAGGCCATAAAGAACGCCATCAAACAGATAGCAGCTATGAAAGGCGTTACTTTCTCCAGCATGAGTTACGAAGAACTGGAGATACCCGACGGCAGTCTTGTGTACTGCGACCCGCCATACGCAGGGACTACGGGCTATCGGGATAGTTTCGATTCAAGGGCTATCGGGATAGTTTCGATTCAAGGGCTTTCTGGCGATGGGCTAAGAAACTTTCTCGGTACTGTGATGTTTACGTTTCGGAGTATACCGCGCCAGATTACGCGCATGAGATTCTTGCTATGCCAGTCAGGTCCAGCCTGAGCGCTAATGGATTATCAGGTGGCTCTAAAGAATCTGTAGAAAAGCTGTTCCGACTATAAAACTAAAGCCCCGTAAGGGGCTTTTCTCATTCTGTCACGTTACGAATCCAGTCCTGCAATCGGTACACCTTCAGCCGGAGCTGGCGCACGCATTCCGCGTTCAGCACGTCAACCGACAAATCCTCATCAGCATCTGCTTTAGCATCGCCTAACTTACATGGCGCGGTCATGAGCTGCGGGTCGACCGGCGGCAACGTGTTGGCTGTGTATTCCGGTGCGCAGCCCGTTATTCCAATTATTACAGCCAACAGGAATAATTTATTCATGGTCATAGCCTTCGATGTGATTGGCGTTATCGACAGCAGCCTGTTTCAGCTTAACGCGCGCTTCGTCGAACGTGCAGACATTCCGGCCCGGCGTCTTAATGTACTTAACGACTTCCTGAGTGATGGTTACCGTGCGGGCGGCGCCCGGCTGGACTGCGGCGGCGGCGCGGGTGTCGTTCTGTTGTTGCCGTGCTTGCTGCTTTAGCAGTCGCATCTGTGCTTTCTTCTGTTGTTCAGCGACGAGGTCTTGCCGGCCGGCGTCCCAGGCTTTGTGATAACCATAGAAATAGCTGAGGGCGGCGAGGATAAGTGCTGCTGCCGTTGCGGCCAGGATAATACGTAGATTCATGTTGTCTCCCTCCCCCGCGTAACAGTAGGGAGTAGCCTAAAGCGAATCCCTACATCATTACTGTACGGCAACACACTACGAATCATTGCTGCCGTAAGTTATTGAAGGGATAGTCTCTCCTTTTCTATCCTTTGTTTCTGCGAGATTCTAGACAGACTTACGCCCTTCCGCGCGGTCTCCCGAAGGCTCGTTGTGCCGGAGGCACCTCGCTACGGGCGCCTTGCGGCGTTCGTAGAACGAAGTTGAGGGTATCAGAATATTTTACGATAGTCCACTTTTTGAATAATTTATTCCTATTTATTTTTATTGTGGAATAATTGGAATAATACTGGACTATTATTCTTGTTGTCGCTATCTTTAAATCAGGCAACAAAGGAGGTCGGAAAGATGAACATGAACCCTGTATTTCTCGCTCTTTTTGTTCTTATCATGCTGTATGGACTGTGGGGGTACCTCGCGTGAAACACCCAGGGCCTACGTTGTTTGACGATGTACTAAACTCGGCAATTTTTGTCGGAATATTAATAGTGCTGCCGTTGATGTTGTTTGCGGCCGTTTTACATGAGATGGGGATATTTTGAATGAGTGAAGTTAAGCGATATTACTATAACGTTTTTAGTAAAGAAGTTGCAGAAGATACTGAGCCTGCCGTGCCAAGTGAAGACTCGCGCAGATTTGTTTTGCTGGAAGACTACGCCGCCCTCAAAGCAGAGCGTGATGCGCTGGCGGCTGCATACGAGCGAATGGATTGGGCGCTCACTCAGGAGGGGTTGCAGGTTCCAGATCCTACACCGGAAGAAGTAGCGGCCGCCATTGCTGAGTGGAAGGCGCAGGGTGCTGAGGCTTGCGTTGACGCACTGCTTAAGTCAGATGATCCTGATTTTAACAATGCCCCTCACATTTGCGCGATGGTTGCCCGTAGCCTGCGAAAAGGCGGTGCAGAATGAACACTACCAAAGAGGTTGAAACCTTCAGCGCGTGGATTGAGGGGCCGTTCTGTCCGGTACCGACGGCCACGCTGACCCCACGTGAGCGATACATCGCGTGGATTAGCTGGCTGGTAGCCCGCGGTGCGGCGGCAGATGTGGCCGTGAACTATCCGTCGCGTGAAGCGCCTGTCTCATCCGCAGTAAGTCTGCGTAACGGAGCTGAGTGATGGATAAGCAAAAGCTGATTGAAGATTGCAAAGAAGAGATTCAGCACCTTGAATACCTTATTTCAAAACCTTACTCGCAACGGCACCCGGAGCATCGGCAGTACCTTGAAAGCCAGTCAGCCCGGCAGAAAATCGCGCTAGCGTCGCTGGAGGCTAAGACTGTTGGCACTGTCCATATTGAATTTGACTTTGCCAACCACCGCAACGTAGCGACGCTGGATATGCGGAAAGATTTAGTCCTTGCAGATATGAAGAGCGGCGATGCTCTCTACACCGCCCCGCCCGCGCCGGTGGTGAAGGTGCCAAGTGAGGCTACCCGCGGAGATGCTGACGTGATTGATATAGGCTTTCTTGATGGTTGGAACGCCTGCCGCGCCGAAGTGCTGCGCCTGAATGACAACAGCGCCCCGGCCACGGATAACACCGAAGCGCAATATGAATCACTGAAGCGAGGCATTAGCTCATGATTACTGTGAAATATGTTGAAGAACTTCGCCAAACACAAATAGACCTGGATGGTGAAACGGCGATTGTCGCCGCCTATGCACCTGGTCGGGCGCATGGCGGGGGTATTTTTGTATATGACGCTTCCGACCTCAAGTCAGAAGACAACGGCGGAACAATTATTGTCACCGCAAACGGCAACAGATGGAAGCGGTTACGGGATAAAGGCTCCCCTCTTACTCCGTTTATGTTCGGCTGCCTTCCGGGGCAGCAGTATAAATTCGATAACGCCGACCGCCTACAGGCGATGATTAACGCGTCAGATGGTGGTGCCGTAGACGTATCCGGCGGGCCGTGGTACGTCAATAAGACCGTGGACTTTACGCCATGTAGCGTGGTTTACGGGGACCAGTATGCTCGGCTATTGGCGGACCCGACTACATTTAACGGTAAGTGGGTGGCGACATTCGGCCGCGATAACGGTGTGAAATCAACAGAACGTTGGGCGCGCGGTGCGACTGTAGGTTGGTTTGAAGTAGTTTGTGGTAACCGGAAAGCAGAGCTTAACGGCATCTTCATTAAAGGCTCAAGGCTCAACATCGGGCCTATCCGAGCCTCTGGGTTCAACGGTACCGGTATCTCAGAGTCCGCCGTGTGGGATAGCACATTCAACCACGTAATGACTGAACGTTGCGGCAGTCTTACGAAATGGGCCTACCAGTGTGAGCCTTATGGCGACACGCATAACGCATCTTCTCATGCCAGTATCCAGTGTGAGCAGGCATATCATCGCGGCATCTACATCAACGCGATACGTGATACCTTTACGAATATCCACGCTGAGCGCCTGATTGTGCTGACGACCGACGATGGCACAACAGGTTTGCCGTCTGGGCTGAAATACCTAAATCACAGCATCACCCTCGGCAACGCATCAGTTATGCAGATGGTGATGGATTGTGACTTAAAAGACAACACCACTAACGAAACGCTTGGCGTGACGGTAGAGGGTAGTATGGTTCTCGGCCTGGACCGTGGCTCTATCAAAGACGCCAACTGCTCCGGCTTTACAGCATCGACAAGTTTCGGTAGCCACGGAATTTACGACATTGCACGCTTTTCTAACTGGTACATTAAAGCCCCATCGCAACAGTTGTCTATGCGTAATTGTGAAATTGACGGCGTTCTGGCTGCCGAGTCGAGATGTACATTCGACCGCTGCACCGCTGGTACTTTCCTTGTCCAGTACAATGCGCAGGACCTGGTATGGCGCGAAGGTACTATCGGAGCTATTACCTACGCCGGCAACATCCAGGGGGATATTTATTTCTACAACCTGCGTTATAACGGAAAAGTCGGCGGGACTAAATACCCTTCAGGGGGCGCGCAGCCGGTAACGTTTGTGAACTGTCGTCTTGCGGATGTAACGGGTGCATACCAGAATCACGTTCGCGTCATCGGCGGTTCTGTTACAAATGTAAATCTGGCGAGCAAAGCATATGCAGAGTTCCGGGATGTTAAAATAGATAATTTCGATTATGCGGGAGTTCCGGCTTTTATCACGGTTAATTGTCAGTGCGCTAATGCCGTTAAGTGGGCGGTACCTGTAGCCGGTCCGTGGGGCTCGGGCGCGCTCACGGGGCGAATAGACGCTGAATTTGCAGCATCAGACGTAATGTATTCGCACGTTGACGGCAGCGGTTCCTGGGCCGCGGTGGGAAGTAAGCTGTAAATAACAAAGCCCCTTACGGGGCTTTTTCTATTCTGCTTCTTTGGCCTTTACTTCAGCCGCTTTAGATACTGCGGTGGCCCCTGAAGCGTCCGTCACTACCGCCCAGTATTTCCCTGGTTCTGTCACAGACAGTTTTTCTCCGCCATCCGGGACATTAACAACCTGCTTGTCGTCTTTGTACCACTGAATGGTATATGGCGCTTTTCCGGCTTTTGGTGTTGCCGTCAACGCACTGGCTTTATCGCCTAACTGTACGTCTTCCGGCTGTACCGCGAAATAAACGTCGCCTACGTCTTCGAGATATGGGACTTCGAATAGCGCGCCGCCGGAAGTCGCTTTAATGCCGGTCTTATCTGCAAACGGCATAGCGTCTACGGCACTGCCGAGCACCGATTCGTCTTCCAGGTAAACCGAACCATCTACGGCAGCGCTAACGCGTTTATATTGAACTACGCGACGCTCTGGAACATCTTCAACTTTAAAGAACCCAGCCATGTCATAACCCCTTCAGGTAGTCGGCTACTCGTTTATCGAGGTCAGCCATCTGTTGTAGTGTAAGTGGGCGGCCGTAGCCATCCACAGATATTGTACGGAATTCTTCAGGACTGACACCACTGTTGCGGAATATTTTACCGCGGGCCGGCCCTAAAGCCTCATCCTGGAACCATGCGGGCTGTTGCTTAAGGAAATCATAGTATGACGTTGATGCATCAACTTGCGTACCACCGTCAGCCCCGCGTGCGGCGCGTTTAGCTCCTTCATCGAGGAAATCAAGGAAATCGTCCTCAATTACCGGGATTGTAGTCGACCGGCAATTGGGATGTGCTGGCGGCACAGGGCCTTTGCCCACAGCGTATTTTTGTGCGTCCCGAGACTTACAAACAGTAGAGGTTCGGCTGTCGAGGGTAGATACCCACTGGTATTTTTGCACGATGTCCTGGTTGCTGCCGTAGACTTGTTCGCGGGCGATGTTGGACACGTGCGCAACTGCAGTCCGAACAACCGTCATAGCGTTGCGTTCAGAGATGTCAGCTAAACCACCAGCACCGGCCACTTGGCTGACAATTTGCCGTGTCGTTTGGCCCTGCACGAACCCAGACTGCACACCGCGAACCAATCTATTTTTCTCGCTGATTGTCCAGCTATCGAGCATGTCTATCATGCCGACGGGGGTGTTACTCAGGGCTAGCGGCGTGAATTTAACTGCGGACCACAGCTCTTCAACCGAAGGCCCTGCGATGAACGTTTCTTTTTTAGTGTTTTCTTCCAACGTATGAATAAACCATTTGTTCTCGTAATCGGCGATGTCCTTGAGGCTTTTCTCGATGGTCTTTTTCCAATCGCCGGTTACGTCGTCCATTACCCCATCAAGGCTCGCCAGCATCTTATTTAGCTTTTTCACAGTCCGCGCGTCGTCACCGAACTTAAGCACCGCCTCTCGTACCTCGTCACGCATTTTGTTGACGAAGGGGATAGACAGGCTGGCCGTCTGCGTGCCGAGGCGTTGCAGCCACACCTGGTGGCTGATAATCATCTGAGAAAGCTGGCTCATTCATCCGCCTCTTGCTGTTCGTTCGACGCGTTAGCTTCTGAGGGGATTTCACCTACTGTTTGTGTCACGGTGCGAATCGGCGCATTGGCGATAGCGTCCTCAATGTCTTCGTCGGTCCAGTCTGTGACGCCTGCCTTACGTAATGCCGCGTAGTAAGCTGTAGCCGGCAGTAAGCCTGCGTTAATGTCCGCCATCCATGCGGTCCGGTCTTGGGAAGTCATCGGCGTCAGGAAGAATTCCATGTTCAGCTTAAACTCAATCTCCACGCCTTCACGCAGCCCCATCATGGCCGCGACCCACTTAAGGGCTTCGGTGTACGCCATGCTGACGTTGCGGGCGATAGTCGCCATCACAGACGTATCTGCCCCGCGCTGGATACGCGCTGACTCCGCAGTAATCTGAGATGTGGGGGTAATAAGCTGCGCGCCAATCTGTACGGCCTGGGTTTCTTTATCCAGCATGTTCTGCTTGGCGAGGTTGTTCTCTGCCGCTTGAATTAGCTGGGCGTTACCACCTTGGCCCAAGTTATGCCCGGTGCGGCTGCCGAATTTAATGCCGTTCGGGTTTGCCTCGGCAAAAGACTGAGCGCTCATGTTTTCGCCTGGGTAGATGAACAGCGTAGGCTGCCCAACGACAAAGCTGGATTCCTCGTTATCCGCGCTATTGCGGAAATGGCCGATGTTCAGCTCTGCCAACGGCAGCATCGGCGCGTCATCGATTGATGCGTCATTATTGGTAGCGCCAATAAAGGCAAAGGGTATTTTACCTTCAAGTTGAGGGCCAAGGTTAGGGTAAATAGTAACAACGTCATCCACACGGCCGCCGTTCTCCTTGAAGCGGTAAAGTCGCTGCCGGTATTTGCTGTTTTCGTCCAGGTCTAACACCCGGTACTGTTCGCCGTACTTGGTGTCGAATTCATTGCCGTCTTCGAAGTATTCCCAGGATTCCCGTAATACGACCATCACGACCCGGTTAACAGAGCCGAAGCGTTTCAAACGCCAGTTGATGATATTTTCCGCCGTGTAGAAAGCTATGACCGGGTTTAATAACCCCTCGTTTTGTTCGGCGGCTGTTGCGGCCCCGGTTTCGGGCGCGTCGACAAGCAGGCCGCCGCGGCCGACGGAATCCAGCTCCATCAGCGTATCCTGGGCGTGTTGCCATAACCCGACACCTGAACCATCGCAGTTATCCAACAGGTATTCGAGTTCGGGCGGAATAATCTGCTCTGGGTCTTTACGCATGACGCTGCCGACCATGCCGGCCAGGGTGCGTTTGGTAAAGTTATAACAAATAGCGCCTTGCTCGTATTCACGCTGCCGGGCGTCGCCGTATTCTCGGTCTGGCTCATTCACGCCTACATCGCGCAGGTATTCGATAAGCTCACCGGCAATCGCATTTCGAACGCGCTTCCACTTTGGAAAAGAGCGATTCCAGTCGCGATGTTTGGTTTTTACGCCAGAGTCATTGGTAACTAAGCCATTCATTTACGGTTCCTTAACTTGGTGCCTGTTGATGTAACGATACTATAGCCAATGCGACTATAGTATCATCTTTTTATTGGGAACCGCTTAAAGACTAATCGCCGGACTCTTCAGCGAATAATAGTTCTTGTAATATTTATACACCAGGTTAACTTCATCATCGGTCAGGATGCGGTTAAAGATAAGCGCTGCACGCAACACGATAGGTACGACGATAGTGCCGGTTGCGCCGGCTGTAGTCCCGTCCACGGAACCCCCAATCAGAATGTTTCCTGTCGCAAGCTGGTACATCCCTGCGGCGTTACTTTGGGTCGCAGTTTGTCCTAACCGTTTATTAGTCAGAGACAGCGACATTGGCGCCGCTACCGTAGATTTGGCAATAAGGAATTCAGAGACAGTAGTCGAAGCGGTACGCGCAAAGCCCGCAATAAAAGCAGCGCCGCCCGTGGCTAACTGTTTCATCTGGTAGTTTGCCGTGGTGGAACCCAGGCCGCGCATACGCTGCGGGGCAAGGTATTGCGTCGTGCCGAGTATGGGCGCCTGGCCGCCTGGGTCTTTCGCGACAATCGCAATCAAAGTCAGTGGTGTGGCGTTAAAACTCGCCATGTCGATACCGGTGTTGATATAGTTGCCGGCGGTGAAGGTAGCCGCGTACTTATCATCACTGTTGACCGTCGGAGTGCCAACTAAAGACATAGCGCTCCCGACGCGGTTGCGCGTCAGGCTGGCCGCGTTATCGCCGTCCGCATCCCACTGCAATACGCACCCGGAAACTTCTGTCGGTACTTGCGAGATATCAAACGGGTATACGATATCTGCGCCGCTGATGAAGTGCGAAAATGTCTTATTTTTGAAAACTTTAACTTCAGTCGCCATGATTTCACCTTAAAGGGTTTGATAAAACGCTACCAGGTCGTTATAGAGCGGCAGCGCCCCGTAACGTGATGTCTCTGTTGCACTGTCATGGATGCAGCCGCGGGAGCCTGTTTGTGGGCCTGGGTTATTCGCCCGGTTGCCGGTGTAGGCATAAGCCACGCTTGTTGCAGTCCCGGTCTTTGCAATGCGCACTGTGTTCCCATTCTCAAGCGTAACGCCTGTGATAGTAGCACCCTCTACCGTGAAGCCAAAATTCCCAGGGTTTGACACGCGCGCGGTGTCGATAACCGCAGCCCCAACACCGCCCGTTAGTTCGATAACAATCTCAGTTGAGGTCTGTGTGAACGTTTTCGGGGTCAGCGCCCGGCGCACGTTGCTTTTTATATACGCCGCAATAGACAACCCGGCAACTTCACCGTCGGCCCGATAACCCAATGCCGTAAGATGGTCTTTGTCGCCATACGGGCGTGCGTATTGGGTACCGGAGAATATGTAATACGCCGGGTAGTCACGCGCCATCTCGTACTGCGCTGCGCCAATAATCAGGTTGGTATTGGCGTTAGTTGCGCCGGCCTGCACAGAGGCGTTGGAAAACTGTTCGATAAACATCACCAAAGCGTCAGAAGCACTGCCCGTGAGGGTCTGGTAATAAGCTTCGTAAGCTTCCCGCAAACGTTTCATACGGTCTTTATAAACGTCTTTAGCCGTACCAAGGCCTGCGTCTTCGTTGCCGTGGATGAACAGCAATACCGGACGGTAGCGCATACCCATTGACTGGGCAACGTTATAAGCGGCCGCCATGCACTTCTTAGTGGCCTCAAAGGTGGCAGTGCCTTCGGAGATGTTGGCAAGCGACGTCCCACTAGAACCGGTCGCACTGATGACAGATGTCTTTTGTGTCTGCGCGAACACCCGCTCTACGCAGCCGGAGCAATCAGACTCCTGACCTGAGCGCTTGCCGATGTTCTCAACCGCCGGTACCAGATAGCTAAGGTCACTATCTTGCAGAGTGCTCACCGTGTAGGCCATGTCATATTTAGGGCCGCCGTTAAAAACCATAGCCCCGTAAGGCGCCGCGGGGGTCGTGGTGACTGGCGGCTGGGTTAAGGTAGACCCGCCTACTGATAACGACTGACCGGTAATGATAACGTGGAGTAAATCGCCATCCCCCTGGCGGATACGGTTAACTTTGCCGATGTTCTGGCGATGGATAACATAGTTGCCGGAGGTCTTGCCCTCGCGTGTGGTCATGCGGACATAGTCGCGCCCGCCAGATGTACGGCGGACTTCGGCGGACAGCGCGGAGCCGTCGTCTGTCATGGCGAGGTTAGTCCCGTCAGCGTCAACCTTGAAGACGTTACCACCGGCAACATAGGCCATAGACATGGCGCGGTCAGGGTTCTTGTCGTCGCTGTTAACAGTTTCAATGCGGCCGTCGTCATAGACGATACGGTTAACGCGACCCAGTTTATCGCACCATACTTCGGCGACACCGGCGATATTGGTGTAATAGGTTAGAATGTCGTCGGTGATGGTTGAACCGTCGGCTTTTTCTTCTTTCAGCACTTTTCCTGTTGCGTAGTCGATGGTCTGGCGTCCGTCAACAGTCCCTACGGTCAGCATACGACTACCAACGAGAGTAGCCGCGTTTTGGCGAATGCCGTTGTCCAGCAGACGTTCGCTAACCCGCCCTTCTTTGTCCGCACTCACCTGAGTCACGCCGGCCACTTCGCTAACGGTCGGTGCGGTCTGTTTGAGTTCGTTTACAATTTGAGTGCTCGGGAAACTCTTTCCTGTGTTGGTTGGGGTTCCGCCAACGTTTTGGTAAAGGTCATAAGAGTTAATGTCCGAGGAGCTGATAATTGCGAACAGCGCTCCTGGTTTTACCGTGCCTGCGGTGATTGCCGCCTGGGCTTCGGCCATAGTCCGGAACATGTTACCGGATAGTGTGGCGGCCGCCTCAGCCTGGCTGCGGGCCGCTTCAGCCCCGGTTTTAGCGGCTTCTGCCCCCTGCTTAGCTGTAGCGGCGCCGGCAGCTACAGTATCCACCTGTGTTTTAACCCCGTCTACCTGGGTTTTTACCGCTTCAACTTCTGTCTTTGTCAACGCAGCAGCGTCCCGCGCAGCTTGAGCAGCCGCCGCCTTATCCGCAGCGTCAACAGCGGCCTGTTTCGCTTCTTCGACCTTAGCCCCGGTGTCCGCGCCGGCGGTCAGGGCTGTGTCGTAGAACTGTTTCATGGTGTTAAAGAGTGTAGGTTGCGTCAGGTCGGTGTCTGAAAAGAAGGTGTAACTCTCCAGGCTCCCAGCGGCCCCACCTTCTTCAACCGTCATGTTACCGATAACAATCGTCTCTTTGCTGCCGGAGTAGGTCACTTCTACTCGGTAGACGCCCGGTTCAAGCTGGAAAGCGTACGAACCGTCAGCGGCGGTAGTCTGCGCCGCAACAGAACCGGCAGCCGATGCCGACCCTTTGCGGATTTGAGTGATGTCAATACGCGCCCCGGCGATAGGCTCACCTTGCGGGTTACGCAGAATGCCAGCGATAGCTACAGTAGCCATAAATTAATCTCGCGTTAAAGTGCAAAACGGACCGGGACGTTAATGACAGGTTTAACCACCGGCATTTCATAGGCGATAGGGTAAGTCGTTGCGTCATTCTGGTGGTCGTTGCCGCCTGACTTATCCGGCTCCCCGTTTTTATCGTAAGCCTGTTGCTCGAGGCAGCGGGCCGCGACAGGACAGGTTTGTTCATTAACCATAACCATACCAGACTCTAATGCTTTATTCATTGCAGATACTCTGTCTTTTACGGCCGGGTTGGTGCTTTTCGCCCGGACCTCAAAACCTGCTTGTTGCAGCATTGCGTTATCAGAAGTCGAGGCATTTGTACTCTTACGACTTCCCCCGCTGGCGTCGGGGTATATTACGATGTGGTGACCTTTACTTCTCCAGCGCTCGGTGACAATTCGAACCACATCCGGCGTATCGCGCAAATCCGTCAGCTCGGCAACCGCGTGCCACACCCGGCCGCGCTGTACGTAAATAGTAGAGGCCATTTTGCCAACGTTAAAGTCTTGACCGATAAACAACGTCTCGCCCGGTTGTATTGTTTCTCGGCTACTGTTAGCCCGCCGCTCGTATGCATAATACACCGTGCCTGCAGTCAGGTTGACAAACTCACCGTCGATGTATGCATTAATCAGTTGCTCTGGGTACGTGTCGTACAACGACTGAATGTAGTCTTCTGGCAGAAATGGATTACTGCGGGTACTGGCCTGAATCATTTCGTATCCCGGTTTACGTTTTACTACCCAGCGGTCATGTACGAAACGGAAGCCTTCTGGTGTTGTAAAAATAGATACTGTGTTTACCGGTTTCGGTGACGTTTTAACATAACTATCTGGTATTTGCCGATTACGGGCGATTATTTTGTTCCAGGCTTCCTCCGCATGGTCCATTTTTAATGTATCCAACTCATCTACTTTAGCCCGGAACGACTCATAGCCAACAATGCGCGCGGGGTTATCCAGGGTTCGCAAGACAAAGTCACCTAGTTGCCGTGAACTGGTGTAGATGATGTTGTCTGATTTATTATATCGATACCGTACTCCCCACTCTTGCAGCTTCTCCTCCATGCGCGGTGCCAGGATGAGACGGACAAGGTCGTAGGTTGGTTCGTACATGGCAATCATCGAAGACGCGCCACCTTCCAGGCTGTCGAGCAAAGCAGAATTGCACATCACTTCCGATTTGCCCGTACCGAATCCGGCAACGAAAGCAGGGAATTTGCAGTGCATATTCAGGAAGGCAGCTTGTGGTTCAGTCGCTTTTATGTTGACTTGCACCTACCACCTCCACGACAACACGTTGAATAGGCCCGTCCTGCTCTTTTTTATCTTCTGACTCGTCTTTCATACCGTGGTTGGTGCGCAACATCAGGGCCGTTACATGGTTAGCGACTCCTGCAGCACCCAGCTCAAGCAGGAACGCTTTCTGTAAATCCTTAGCGATACCGTATGCGCGTTTAAAATCCGGGTGCTTGCCGCACCAGAGGTACAAAGTTGACATATCTACGCCAATACCCGCGGCCCAACGCTCGAAAGTCGGCAACTTGGTTACCGGCATCACTTTGGCGCTCGCTTTGGCGTCGTAACTGATTTGCCAAGACTCCGCAGACGAGAAGTATTCAATGATGGAATCGCAATATTCCTCCCGGTAGCTTGATGGGCTTCGGAAGCCATGCCCCGGAGGTAGTGGGTCGCCCTTTTTTCTGGCTGGGGTATACCCGGCGATGCCCTTAGGCTTAGCCTTGCCAATCTTCATAGTAGAATCCTCTGTCTGCCAGGTACCGACCATCGGTAATTCTGGGTAGCGCCCTGCGCCATCTCACGCGATTATATAGCGGGCTGGTATAAATGGCAAAAATACGACTTTTAAGCCTAGTCCTAGCCCATAGGTAGGATGATTCTTATACGATTATGACGGACAGTTAAACGGAGGTTATGAATGGGCGCGACACGTTTTGACATCACTACCACAGGCGATACTTCGGGGGCCAGACTTCTCCCTGTTAACGTTGCCGATGTGAATTATCTTAGCCCCGCGATGAGCCTGGCATCTCGCCGGGTGACGGTTTACATCGAATTTTACGATGCTAAAGGCGTACCGGCTCTGTGGGGCCTCAAGGTCCGGCAGGACCTACGGGCGCTGCGGGGGTGAGCTATAACCCACAAGCCCCTGTATCTCGAACTGTTAGTGTTGCAACAGCCTACCAGCACACAGACACGACCAAGCCGTATAAGGTCACCATAAACGCCCGCGCCACGTCTAACGTTACTCTGCTTGCGTTAGGCCAGGTAGACAGAGTAGAGCTGAAGGTGGGTCCTACCGCGGCCTCTGTCGCGCTAGGTGCTGCCGGGGGTTACATCATGGGCGTCTGGGAAACTGGCATCACCGGGATATCTGTGACAGTGGGGACTTCGCTACAGGACGGAGGGCAGCTTAACGCGGACGTGCCGGCGGGCTGGTACTTCTCGATTAACCGCCAGGCAGGCACCGCGGCAACAGTGGTCAGTTGTTTCACGCAGTCGATGACCGCATAAGACAAAGGCCCCGAAAGGGGCCTTAATTCCAGAAACACGTTCTGGCGCGGATGCCGTCGCCGGCGTAGTGGTCGTTAGCAACCGGTCGCATCCATGCGTTTTTGAAGAACATCAGGGTCATTCTAATCTCCTATTTACGTTTATATATTTCCAAGCTCGTCGTCCGACAGGTCATCAGGCGCCCATTGATAATAACATGGTAGCGGCAGGCTACGTCATGTCGGTATTTCTGTACCGTCATTTCACTGAGGCCTGTCTCGCGCGCTGCGTAGGCTACTTTGCCGTGTTTAGCGATAAGCTCCGGGATGCTGGTGACGTCCATTATGGAGACTCCACTTTTATTTCTGCCGTTTTGTACGCCAGAAGCTCTTGCAGCACAGCCAAGGTGCGCTCCTCCTTGAGCGACAGGTGCGGCTGGGCTTGCAGCTCGGCAATCCAGGCCGCTACCGCGTCTTTGGTGACGGTAATCATACGTGGCCCTTATTCAGGTTGTAGCGATTGATGATTTCGCGCCGGGCGTGGAGCAGGTCGACCATCGTCGACTCGAGTATCGCAATCTCGCGGTCGAGGAAGGCCAGTTTACGCTCACCCTCCGATTGGGTGCTGTCTACAGCATTGATACAGGCGCGTTCGTATTCAGTGTTGGTCATGATGCTTACCCCATAAGATACATTGTCAGTCCGGCAACAGCCCAGAGGGTTACGCCAAACGTTATAGACACGGTGACGACAAGTCCTCGATAGCTCATGGTTTAAAGCCTTTAGCATTCAGATACTTGTTGTCGTTAACGCTGCCGAATGAGTTGCGGGCTAAGAGTTCTTCCCGGCTCGGCATCGGCTCTTGTTTCTGTTTGGCGTACTTAGGGGCGCGCAGAGCTGCGCCGTTTGATACTAGGTTAATTGCATCAAAGTCGTTCATTTCTTCACCCCATACGCATATTTCAGCGCACCCATTGCCGCGCTCCAGAAAGATTCGGCCTGCGCCTTGTTTTCCGAGTAGTAGGCGATGCGGGCCATTGACTGTGCATCTTCGAAGGCTTCAATATCCATGATTTTCATTTGCAAGCCCGCCATACGTGAGGAATAAGTTTAATAAAGCGAACAATACGATTAGACCCTTCAGGGATAACCGAATTCCAATTAGTAACAAACAGATTAGAAACCCCCTTTGCTTGTAACCAGTATTTACTGTCTTTCGGGGTGATGTACAAACCGCCAGCACTCATCTCGCCGTCAACTACTGTTTTATCACCGCTTTTGTATAGTTTCATTTCTCGCTACCTCATTCTGTGTGGTTGGTATAAAGATAATAGGACTCTATTATACAGAATGCAATAGGTACAGATAAAAAAAAAGACCCGAGCTGTTAACTCGGGTCTTTCGGTCTGCTAACCACATGCAGCGGGAGATAGGGACCACCTCCTGCGAAACTCATTGTCGGGTAAGTTCCGGTTGTGGCGGAAGCGGTTTTCACGTGCCGCTATGAGATAGGTTATCGCTTGTCATTGCTGGTTAGGTTATGAGCCGCCAGTTAAGTTTGCGCATCGTTATCGCTATATCATCCCAGACTTAACAGCTTCGCGGTTGGTAGCCGCTAAACTGAATCCGGTTTGTATATCGCCACAAATCAACTATAGCCGACTATTTAACTGCACGTCCAATCTTTTCTGCTTGCTGCCACAACATTCCGTCGAACAGCGCCAGGCGACCGGCAGTGCGGCGGCGCAGACCCAACACAGGCTTGCCGTTCTGGTTGATGAACAGCGCAATTTTAGCGCGCAGGGTGGCGATATCCCCGCGACGTAGTGCCTGGCCCGTACCGGTGGATGCCGCAATAACCCCTGTACCAGCGTTAAAGCACAAGTCGCACACGGCATCGAACTGCGATTGGTCCAGAATAGGGTGCGCCGCGGCATCCACTGCTGCGACGGCTTTAGCCATGTCCTTATGAAGCAGCTCCAGCGCTTCGTCTTCCGTAATAGTCTGCCCTTGCTCTACATCAGCACCATAGTGCCCGTAGCCAATGGTGAGATATTTTTCGTCTTTGGTTGCACGATAGGCCGTATCGCGGAAGCCCTCAAAGGCTGCCGTAAAGTGCAGGCCATTCTCTGAAATGTTGCGTGACATGAATCACTCCTCAGTTAGCGGTCTTTTCGCCGGCCACTTGTTTAATAGCGTCAGCCGCGGCAGCGGTGGCATTCACAGCTTTGTCACCCAGGGCCGCCAGACGACGATTCTGCTCCTCCATGCTGGTTAAGCACTGTTGGAGTACCGCTTTGCGCGCATCGCTGGCGTCCTGATAGGCGGCGTCCTGATAGGCGGCGTCCTGATAGGCGGCCTCTTGCTGCGCGAGAATTGTCTTCGCTCCGGTCGCGGCCACCCAGTTACCGATAAGATACCCGATAAGCACACAGGTCGCCATGATAAGGCCCATTACGAGCCAAAATTGCCGGGTGCGCCAGGATGCTTTAGCCGCAACCGTCACTGCGCCATCTTTCGCTGTAGTCATGAGGTTGGCCCCCGCACCGCTTCCTTGATAGCCCGCAACTCCGCTTTAACGGTCTCTAGCTGCTCAGTGAGGAATTGTATTTTCTCAAGCGCGGATTTGAGGTCCCCTTGGTATGTGAACTTCTCCTGCATCAGCGACGCTATCTGCAAATCCTTCGCGTCATTGCGCGCCCTGAGTTCTTTGTTTTCGGCCTGGTACTCTCGCAGCATCTGAATTTCCGCGGCGGCGTTAGCGGCGTCCGCACGGTCGTTAAAGAACTGCTTCCATAGCCGGAGCAGGCCCATTCCGACCACGCCGGCTCCTCCAATAATCCCGGCTACTGTGCCAACGTCATTAGGGTCTGCCATATCGACCGCCTTTGTTGCCGTGTTCATGTGAACACTCCAGATTGATGCGAAATAGTACTTCCATTCAAGTCCCCACACTCACCCAGTAAATAGGAATCGTCTGAACGAATAATAACCGGGAATTGCGCAAATAAAAAGCCCGCTTGGTTAGCGGGCCTTATGTGGTGTTACTTGCGAAGCCTCCACATGATATTAGGTACCAGCACCTCGAACAGGTAGTAGAGTGTCACGCCCGCGATAGACGGCAGCCAGCCTACAATGAGTAGCAGCGACTCCAGGCGGTCGAACACGCAGTTGAACAGGCGGCGCGCGACGTACTCAAGGCCTGCGCCAATCGCGATATAGGCAACAAACAAGGTAAGAATCATCTTTTAATCTCCTTGCAGGCGTTCCACAGCGTCTCTCCCGGTATACGAAACGCGATTCTGCCGCGTGTGGTCTCGCGAATGACGGCGGTTTTACCGTCATACCGAAACACGTGATGAAAGTTGTAATATTTATCGAACACCGTTTCGGTGTATTGGCCGTGCTTGTCGTTTACTGTGAGGCTCTTCACCGGCTCCAGAGCCACCCGGTACAGACCACACTGGTAGTCTGTAGCCAGGCACGGCAGGGGCAGGAGTAGCAGAGCTGCCGGTAGTCTCATGGTTTCACCACCCGATAAGCAATAATATCGAACACACTGCCGCAATGCCGCCACTCAAAGTTATGCTTAGCGGGGGATAATCGCTCTTCCCCATTGCGAAAACGTACCTGAATAAGTGTTGTTGAGTCTACTGGCCGCTTACCCCCATTCCACTCAACCCATCCGTCGTCTTGTGTGTCATCTTTACGACAGCCTGATTGTTCCGTACGCGCAATGGTCAATTGGGTTGTGAGGCGAGCCACTTCGGCTCTCAACCGGGCGTTCTCTTCCTCAAGTTCTGATACCCGGTCATCTTTAACCGCCCGGCCAACGAACGCCACGTCGCCCGCTAAGGCCGCGTCATTGAGTCCGGAAGTGGTAGCCTCTGGGCGGCGCTCCGTATGCGCTACAGGAGCCGGAGAGGCCCCGTTAAGGCCCGCCAGTACATCGTGCATGGCGTGAGCCAGGCGGAGGGTGCTTGGCGCTACAGCGCTGCCGTGGGCCAGCAGCTCAACCATAGCGGCCTGGTGGTCTTTGGGAGTGGTCATGGTGTGTCTCCTCTGTTGGAATAAATCTATAATACAGCACTATTAAAAGGGGTCAATACATAAATGCTGAGATATTCATGTTACCCGTAACATGGCTAGACGGGCCGGTAAAGACGATATGCCACGATGGAATAAACGTCACCCTTTCGCCGCCAGTCCCAATATTTCGCGCAATCTCGACCAGTTTCGCCGTTAGGAAATCGAACACGAACCATAACGCCTCCTGGTACCGGACAGTCCCCGCCACCCCACGCAATCCACCCATCATCCGATGAAGCCTTAACCTGCTGCCGTAGGGCCTCCAGTTCTGCTTCTAGTTTCTGGTAGTCATCATAGGCTACCCAATCACCGTAATCGCTTTCGGTAACACCGCCGCGCAAAGACTCTGCATATCTTTGAACCATCTCTAATACTCCTATATTGGTGAAACTAGATAATACGACACTATTACTCGTTAGTCAATCGCTGCCGGATGATTTATGCGTTATGCTGCCGTGTTGCATAAATGAATAATCCTCGATGAGGATAGGGGGTGGCGTAGACACACCCCATTCCTCGTTAGAGGATATCCCTATCCCTTTATCCCTTTTTGTAAGCTATTGATTTACTGGTTGGGATAATTTTATCCCTTTATCCCTCGGCAGAAAAGTTATCCCTGCATAACTATTCGCTTTTTCTGCATAACTATTCATCCCTTGACCCTAGTTTTCTAGGTCTTCATCACCTGCAATTAATACGTCTGTATAATCGTCTGGTAATAAAGGCATCCGGTATTGAAGGCTTCTCCCGTCTTCACCGTTTAATAGTTCTCCATTTTTACCCCTACCAAAACAGATAATATTGCGTTCAGCGAGCGCCTTCATAGCTGGTCGACGATTACCCCCCGCGCCGGCAACCTTCACTATCTCGGCCGGTGTGTAACCCTGTGGCCTGTCTTCAGAGTTCTGAAGCGCTTCCAGGGCAGCGTACACTGCTTTCTCGTCAGTGCCGCGCAAGACACCGTCTTTCTCTTTGGTCTGCTTCACCGCCTCTTTTCCTGCGGTTGTCGCCTGGCCGTCGAATGGTGTCAGGGCGACGGGGATAAGGACAAGCGTTTCATCGCGCGGGGATGCGTCGAAGGGCTTCACCGTCAGGCCCTGGATGTGCGCAGAGAAGTCTGGAGGCGTCGTGTCCGATTGCAGCGCGAGTATGGCGTCGTTGTGCGCCGGGTTAATCTCAATCTTGCACTTGGCGAGCACGAAGCCCCGCGGCAACTGCTTAGTCCCCCCGCGGGCCTTCTCCATGTAAAAGTTAAGCTGGAGTGGTTTCGTCTCATCCGGCTGGTCGATGAAATAGACGTAATCCACGGCCCCATGCAAAGCCCCGCTGCCACGGCCAATACGTCGAGGACCTTTCTCTGATTTTGCCGGGTGGTGCACAACCCCCGCACAGGCGCCCGTTTCGTCCGCAATAGCCTTAAGCGCAGTAGCGACAGCGCCCATGTCAGAGGAGCTGTTCTCATCAAACGGCAGTTCACGCAGTGCGACCGCCTGGTTAAGTGAGTCGAATGCGACGATACCCACGGGGTCAGTGCCGGCTTTATCGCGGATGTAGCGAAGAACAGCGCGACGGCCAGGCTTACTGGTAAAGTCCCAGCCCTCAGTCTGCAGGTCGACGATGTGCAGCCAGGATAAATCGTCGCCGTAGGTCTTCTGGAGAGCCTGTTTGCGGTCGAGCGTAGTGCTGCCGCCTTCCGCATCGAAGTAGAAGCAGTGGGCGCGTATGACTTTAGCGCCGGCGAACGGGATGCCTGCAGCGACACACGCCATTTGACCTAGCAGGAAAAACGACTTACCGATATTAGACTCACCTACCAGTTCGAACGAGGATTTAAAGTTGATAATCCCCTCAATGATAGGGTCGCGCTTGGTGAAGAGCGCGGCCGGCTCGTCCATCAGGTCCTCGTCCTGGCAGAGATGCGCTTCCAGACCATCTGCGGCTGCTTCAACCTGCCTGCGGTGGCATTGCTCAATCTCCTCCTCGTCCATAAACGGCAACAGTTCGGCGAGCTGCTTCTTACTGATGTTATGTGCTTCGGGCAGATAATGGTTCGGCACGCCGGCCAGTTGTAGTGTCAGGTGCTGGTGGCTGTTCAGCCCCTGGCAATGGGCGTGCTGGCACATGAAACGGACTTCAGGGTGCAACGAGTCCGGCAACAGGATGGCAGTGCTGCCGTCCGTCCCGTCATTGCCCGTGTGAGCCATATAGTTCGGGCATTGAATGGCCCATCCGCGACCAGAAGACATCATGTCCAGGCCCATTTCAAACGCCCAAGCGGCGATAGCCTGTGAATTTTCGGAGGCCGCGGCTAATGCTTCGTCAGACCAGACAGTGTTACCGGATTCAGACGGAGGCTCATAGCCGTTGTTAAGCATACGCGTAACGCTGACAGGCTTGCCTTCGTTATCCCACCATTCAGCATCGTACGGCGGTACGAACATAATCCGGGCGCGCTGGCACGCAGTCATATCTACCCCGTCGGCGCCATCAAGGCCGATATGATTCAGGAAACTATGTTGAACATGCCAGATTTCGTCCGCGTCCATCGGGCGATTTGTTGGGATAAGGAACCGCACAGCGCGCACATCGTCCCCGCCCTTAAGCGTGTGGCGGTCAGAGCTGGTCCCGTGGGCAAAGAATGCATAGCCTTTCTGTATGAGCGTGCGGGTAACGTGACGTACGCGCCGTGTGCTCACACCGTCCAGGTCGATAAAGAGGATAGAGCGCCCGAGTACAGTATCGTTAGAGCGCACTTTGTCCACGGCAGCGGCGATGTAGTTCTGCTGCTTTTTCTTACGGTCATATTGTTCTTTGGTTTCCTCGCCGGAGAACTCCACGCCGAGGCTCGGCTCGTCAATGTAGTCCATCATCTCCGCGATGAATTCAGGCCAGGTCATATCGTAGTTTTTGGCCCGACGGGACTTCGCATCGTTGCCGATGGAGAAAAGAATATTTTCCATAGTGCTACCTTGTTTGTTGATTAATTCGGCAGCACGAGATTATAATCGTGTTACCGGGTATTTTCGGACGGTATCTGGTGTGTTGAATTCCCTTTGAGAAAAAGCCCGCCTCATTTTGAGTGTCGGGCTTCTTTTTTATGCCTTCTCTTCCATTTCCCCTGTAGCCAGCCATCGGGCGTCGCACTCCAGCGCGTCGGCGAGAGCAAAAATCGCCGGGGCCTCTACCATTTTAATCCGCCCCAGGCAGATGTGGCTGATACGGGCCTGGCTAAGGCCGCTACGCTCTACCAGGTGTTTCTGAGTCAAACCAAGCTGATTAATGCGACGCATTACACGCCGGCCCAAACCGTTACTTTCAAATGCCATTGCAAATTCTCCTATGTTGTATGTGAAAGCAATATACAATACTATTGCATACCCAGACAAGAGGTAAAAATATTTTAAAAAGTGCTTGCTATTCACAATAGCTGAGTATTATAGTTTGAATCGTCAACACGACACACATCCCACTCAATAAGGAAAAATCACATGCTCGACAAATTCTTAGTTCTCCTGGAACGTTTCGTAGTAGCCCATGAGCTGATTGCGGCTAACTCTGCGAAAACAACAGTCATCGAAAAAGTAGGCGATGCTATCCGCGCCGAAGAGAAACCTGCGGCCGAACTGCCGGTTGAAGGTGAAGACGTTATCGAAACGCCTAAGGCCAAGCGTACCGCGGCAACTAAGCCGGATGCAGCACACGACCTGGCCGACGAAGCGCCGCAAGAGAAGCCTAAGCGCAAACCGCGCCAGCCTAAAGCGCCAGCGCCCGACCTGAAAGAGCTGCGCGACGAGCTGAAGACCATCGCCACTCATATCAGCGCCGGGGATTCTGATGAGTGCGCCGACGAATTCGACGACCTGCTGGAAGAGTACGGCGTACGCACCGTGCCTAAGATTAAAGACGAAGATGTTGAAGCGTTCCATAAAGCCGCTAAAGCCCTGGTATCGCGTTACTACGAAATCGAAGACTAACATAACCGCCCCGGTGCGCCGGGGCTTCCCAAAGGGGGTTCCACATGAAAATCCGATTACTGAATGACGGCGGTTATGATGAACTTTCATCTGTACCTTACCCATTCGAAGTAGAAGCTTCTCCCGTCGGCGGCATTTTCGGCTTTGACGTACACGCCGGGCAGTTCCGCCGCTTCGGCCTCGCTGTCGACGGCGACCCGCAATACGATTATCCGGGCTATTACTATTTCAGTCTTCGCCGCAACGAATGCGAGGTGGTTAAATGAAATACGCACTCTATCAAGTGGTTGACACCCGAGACAATAAACCGATGCTGTGGCTCTATGACCACGTTAATCACCGGGTCGCGCTTTTCTACGCGAAGACTGCCCCGTCTCGCATTAAACAGCGTACTGTGGTAGCCCCGGAAGGCATTACCTGGGAGCCTGAAGAAACGATGTTAAAGTTCGCAGACATGACTACCTCTGTGTACGTCGATGTGTGGGGCTAATGGATGAAACTAAAAATCAAAGCCCCGGCAACAAACAGCAACCACAGCCACGCGTTGCTAAGCCCCAGCGCGGCAAAGAAATGGCTGGCCTGTCCCGCGGCGCTGGCGTGTGAGTTCGGCATACCCAACGAATCCGGCCAGGCGGCCGTGAACGGTACGGCGATGCATCACATGTCCGAGGTGATTCTCGGTCGCATTATCAAAGGGGGTAATTATTCAGCAAGCCCATACGCCGGGTCTCACGTACTCAACCACGGCAAAGGGCCTATCAAAGCGCTGCTTAAACCTGAAGATGGTGCAGTGCTGATTACGCCGGATTTCGTGACGCAGGTAGACAAGTACGTCGACTACTGCCGGCCTATCATTGCCGCTGCGGAGTTAGTAGAGATTGAGAAGCGCGTTAATCTGACCCGCGTTCTGCATCCTGGCGTTGAACTGAACGGGGAACCGTTACAGACATTTGGCACCGCCGACCTGGTAGCTGTTTTTCCTCGTTTAGCTGTTAAGCATGGGGAAACCCCAAGCTACATGCTCATCGTCGGCGACCTGAAAACCGGCCGTCACCGTGTATCCGCGAAAGAGAACAAGCAGATGATGCTTTATGCTCTCGGCCTGCTGCAAGTGTATCGCCGTCTGTACGATATCACAGCGGTACGTCTGGTCATCTTCCAGCCGTATACGGGGGGTGCCGACGAGTGGGACACTACACCAGCAGCGCTTGAGCGGTTCGGCAAAGAGGCAAGCGCGGCGGCATTGCGGGCCATTGACGCGTTCCGGCGTGGTAAGAAAGGGCTTAAACCCGTGGACTTTAACCCAGGCTACGACCAGTGCCAATGGTGCCGGTTCTCGGAGAAGTGCAACGCCAAGCGTAAGGTTGCAACACGAGATATTGTCGATGACCTGGCAGACGGGCCGCCGGCAGAAATGTCCCTGGAGCAACTGAAGTCAGAGTGGGACAAGCTGCCGTTGATGCGTCAGCACATCGCCGACATTGAGAAAGCCATGTATGCGGCGCTGATGCGCGGCGAGCGGGTGGAGGGGTTGAAGCTTGTGGAGGGCCGACCGGGTAATCGGAGTTGGAGCGATGAACAGCAGGTACTAAATACGGCAGAAACTAACGAGATTAGTCGCGATATGCTGCACAAAGAAGTATTGCTATCGCCGACTGAAGCCGAAAAAGCCTTTAAAGGCTCCGCGGCATGGGAACTTCTGGCGCCTTTAGTCACCCGCAAACCAGGACAGCCTTCTATCACCACGGCCGACGACAAGCGGCCGGAATGGTCGCCCGCATCTGACGACGATTTAGCAAATTAATTGTTGACTTAGTAATATTGTTCTATTAATCTTCTACCCACTGGCCGGGCAGATTACCCGGAGTAAACTGAAAACAGGAAAATGCAAAATGGGTATCAAAGTAAATCTGAAAAACGTTCGTATCGGCTGGGTAAATGTGTTCGAGAAAGCCGCAGACTCTGTAAACCAACAGGGACAGGCTGTTAAAGGCAAGTACCAACTGACCGCATACTTGGACAAAGACGACCCGCAAATCAACAAGCTGGACGCCACCGTCCTGGAAGTGCTAACCGAAGGCATGAAGTCCTCTAAAGCTGCCGAAAAATGGATGGACAAAAACTACGGCTTCGGCAATCACGCAGATAAATGCGCTATCCGCGACCTGGCAGAGCGCGACAAGCCAATCGAAGGCCTGAAAGAAGGTTTGTACTTCAAAGCGACCAGCCAGAAACGCCCGGTTATTATGACATCCGCCGGTGAGCGCCAGGGTTCTGAGCGCGGCCTGACCGTCGACGGCGACGACATCGAAGGTAAAGAAGTTTACGCTGGCTGCTACGCCAACATCTCCGTTGAAATCTACTGGTACGACCAGTATAAAACGCTGCTGGTAAACCTGCTGGGCGTGCGCTTCCGTGAAGACGGCGAAGCATTCGGCGGTGCTGGCGAAGTGGCAACCGACAACGACTTGGATGATGACGACGATAAGCTGGTCAAGCCTAAGCGCCGTCCGAACCGTGACGAGGACGACGAAGAAGAAGAGCGTCCACGCAAAAAACGTCGCAACTATGAAGACGACGAAGAATAAGGATATTCGATAACGACAAGGCCCGCCATGCGCGGGCTTTTTCTTAGAGGTGCTTATGAAATTATTTCTCGACCTGGAAACATTCTCCGAAGCTGACCTGAAGAAGGTTGGCTCTTACGCGTATGCAGAACACCCATCGACCGAAATTCTCCTGGCGCTTTACGCGCTTGACGACGGCGAGCCGCAGGTATGGGACTGCACAGACGGTTCACGAATGCCAGATGGCCTTAGGCGCGCCCTACGCCAGGTGCGCCGCCACAAGGCTAAGATTGTCGGGCAAAACTTCCTGATGTTCGACCGTTTGGTCATCAAACACGTCTGGGGTATCGAACTAGACCCGCGCGACATTATCGATACGATGGTTTGCGCTTTCCGTCACTCTCTCCCCGGCAGCTTGGCCGCTCTGTGCGAGGTGTTGCAGATTGATGAGGACCTTGCCAAAGACAAAAGCGGTAAGGCTCTGATTAACCGCTTCTCGAAGCCCACACCGAAGAATTACAAAGTGCGGAGGTACGACCGCACAACACATCCTGAGGAGTGGAAAGCCTTTATCAAATATGGTATCTCGGACATAACCTCAATGCGTGAGGTTCTTTACTCACTGCCGGATTGGGGTAATACAGAGTTTGAGAATACGGTGCTTGCCGTCGACCAGCGAGTCAACGACCGGGGCTTTCACGTCGACACGGCGCTCGCCAACGCGGCAGTTGACGCGGTTAAACAGCACAAGATTGAACTCCAGGCCGAGGCGAACACCAAGTGGGGTGCGGGTCTAACCGGTGCTGCTTTTTTGCCGACGCTGCGCGACCTCGCCCCAGCTCATGAGATTCTCAACGCGCAGAAGTCCACACTGAACGACCTATTAGCCGACGATGACCTGCCAGACGACGCCCGCACAATTATAGAAATGCGCCTGGGGGCCAGCTCCACGGCATCGACCAAGTACAACCCGCTTCTGCTTGGCTTATCTGCTGACGGACGCCGTCGCGGCTGCCTTCAGTACGGAGGTGCTAAACGCACGCTTCGATGGGCGGGGAAGGGCTTCCAACCACAGAACCTGGCCCGCGGGCACTTCTCCGGCGATGAATTAACCCAAGGCATCGACATGTTGCTAAAAGGTCGCGCCCATTGGCTCTATGACGTATCGAAGCTGACCGCGTCAACCGTACGTGGCTGCATCATACCGACAGCCGGGAGCAAGCTGGTCGTTGCCGACTATTCCAACGTCGAGGGGCGCGGGCTGGCGTGGCTCTCCGGGGAAGAAACAGCGCTTGCAACATTCCTTGCGGGCCTTGACATTTACTGTGTGACCGCAGGCAAGATGTTTGGTATGGACCCAGACGAGATTAAGAAGCTACGCAAAGACCTACGGCAGATTGGTAAAGCTTGCGAACTTGGCCTAGGTTACGGCGGCGGGGTCGCGGCGTTCCTGACCTTTGCCAAGAACCTCGGCCTTGACCTCTACGCGATGGCGGAGACGATGAAAGGCACATTCCCAGACCACATCTGGGCCGCGGCCAAGCGGGGATATGAATACGCACGCATCCAGGAGAAGAATAAACGCGGCTTTAATGGGCAGAAACCAGACCGCCCGTCTTACGACCTGCCAAAATCGGTGTGGCTTACCTGCGACAGCATTAAACGGATGTGGCGCGAGTCACATCCGGAGACGTGTCGTTTCTGGTCGGACCTGGAATCCGCGGCGATGAACGCCATTAACAATCCAGGACAAGTGTTCTGGGCTGGCGCTGCCGTGCGAGAGAACGGAGACCGGGCGATTAAAATCAGTCGCACCGGCAATAGTCGTAATCCTGGCTGGTGGCTGAAGGTTGAACTGCCGTCGGGTCGCGTGCTGAGTTACCCCGGTATCGGGATATCGGTCGAGAAACAAGTAGATGATGAAGGTGAAAAAGCAGAATACCGCGAGCGCATCCGCTACATGGGCGAGAACCAGACTACCCGGCAATGGAGTAAACAGTACACCTACGGCGGAAAACTGGCGGAAAACGTCACACAGGCCCTGTGCCGTGACCTGCTCGCGGTGGCTTTGGTCCGAATTGATTCAGAAGGCTGGCCTATCATACTTCATGTTCATGACGAAGTGGTGTGCGAAGTGCCCCAGTTGCCAGAGTACAGCGTCGCGAAGCTGGAAGAGATGATGTGTCAGTTGCCGTCGTGGGCCGCGGGTTTCCCTCTGGCGGCGGAAGGCGCGGAGCTGATGCGTTACGCTAAATAATACTATTGTAATATATGGGTGGCGGTGCTAGTATTGGGTCGTCACCTTTTACTTTGGAGCTAAATAATGAAGCCAATGAATTTTAAAACGCCACTTTTCCCGAGTAGAATTCGCGTTTTCTTCTCTTTGGATGACTTCTACGCCAAATACCCAGAGGAACAGGTTAAGGACGCGACGGGATTTAAGGCGTTTGTCTGTGAGAAAAATGGAATAATTTGCATGGTTTTAGTCGAATACTCTGAAGTAACTCTCGTGCATGAATGCGTTCACGTGGCGTGGGCCGTTCTTAATTTTACCGGTGTGCATGTCGATTACCATAATGACGAACCTCTTGCTTATCTAGTCGACCATATATTTGAACGCGTTCAAAAACACCACGCTAAGGAGTGCACTAATGGCTAAAACACCTGAAGGCGTTATCCAGGCTTACGGCATGGCCGAACTGAAGAAGCGCGGTTGCCTGGTTCGCAAGATTGGCTACGAAGGTAGACGCGGCTGCCCGGACCACATGGTGCTGGTGCCGAGGAGAGTAGTTTTCCGTGATTATTTCGGGAACGGGACTTCTCGCCAAAGCGTTCTCTTTCCCCGAATTGTATTCATCGAATACAAAGCAACCGAAGACACAGAGCCTGAGCAGCACCAGCTGCGCGAACACGCCCGGATGCGCGCGGTCGGCGCCGACGTAAGGGTCATTGGTAGCAAGCGCCAGGTGGATGCGTTGATAGAGGAGTTATTCCCATGCGAGTAATATGGTCACTTTTCGACGGCAGCGGAATTATGGGGCTGCCGTGGGCCGAAGCCGGGCATAAAGTATATTGTTTCAATGCTGACGAGGCCGACCACGGCGAATACGAGTTTAAAATGCGACATTCTAATTTAATTTATGTCAATAAGTTTATAACGCCAAATTCCGATTTCTCGGACTACCCAGAACCGGATATTATTTTCGCGTTCCCCTCGTGTACTGAATTGGCCGGAAGTGGCGAGCAACATGAGCGCACCACCATGCAGATACGCGGCGCAGTTGCTACGGCTAAAGTAACGGAGCGACTGGGGAACGTATTCGGTTGCCCGTGGATGGTCGAGAACCCAGTGGGTAAGCTGTCTACTTTCTGGCGTAAACCAGACCATTATTTCAATCCGTTTGAGTACGGCGGTTATATGACCGGTGAAGAAGAACAGTTCCATCCGCGTATGCCTGCCCGCGATGCATATACAAAGAAAACCTGTCTCTGGACAGGTAACGGTTTTGTTATGCCGGAAAAGAAACCCGTCCAGCACATCGGTAAATTCTGGGGTTGGGCTTACCTCGGCGGCAAATCGGAAAAAACAAAACAGCTACGGTCGCTTACACCTCGCGGTTTTGCTACTGCCGTATACGGGGCTAACAAATGAACTTTGAACGGAGACCATACCAGAAGCTAATCACAGCACACATCATGAAGCACCCACGCGCGAACGTGTTCGCAACAATGGGTAGCGGTAAAACCGGCAGCGTGATGTGGTCGCTGAACAAGATGTTCCAGTCCGGCATTCTGGAGGACTGGGACCAGGAGAACTGGACAGGAGACCGTGTGCTGGTGCTGGCCCCGCTACGCGTGGCGTCGGGCACCTGGCCCGCCGAACAGGTTAAATGGCAATTCCCCGCGCTTCGGGTCGTCGACGGCACCGGCAGCCGTCAGTATCGGGAAGATGTAATGCTGAACGACGACGCTAATGTCGTGTGCTGCAATTACGACATCCTGGAATGGCTTGTTGAATTCTGGGGTGACCGCTGGCCGTTTACCGTGATTGTTGCCGACGAGTCGACGAAGCTTAAGTCGTTCCGCAGTAAAGGGGGTAGTAAGCGCGCCCGCGCCCTTGGCAAGGTTGCGCACAAGAAGATTAAACGCTTCATTAATCTGACCGGTACGCCGGCACCGAACGGCCTTAAAGACCTCTGGGGGCAGTGCTGGTTTCTGGACGCAGGTCAACGCCTCGGGAGCAGCTACCAGGCGTTTACCGACCGCTGGTTTGTCTCTATTCAGGAGGGTAGCCATCATGCGGCAAAGTCTTTCAAGCCGCGTTCTGGCGCTGATACCGAAATCCATCAACGTATCGCCGACATATCACTCACCGTGGACGCAGCCGAATTTTTTGGATGCGACAAGCCTGTCACCATTCCCGTACTGGTACAGTTGCCGTCTAAGGCCCGTAAGGTATACGACCAGATGGAGAAGGAACTCTTTGCCCAGCTTGACGCCGGGGAGGTTGAGGCTGCTAATGCCGCGGCGCGCACAGCTAAGTGTCTGCAGATTGCGGGGGGCGCTGTCTACGTAACCGGAGAAGACGGCGAGCCAAGCCGCGAATGGGAGCTGGTACATAACGCGAAGCTGGACGCGCTGGAGTCTATTTACGACGAGCTGAGCGGGGCGCCGCTTCTGGTGGCCTACCAGTACAAGCACGACCTCGAACGGATACTGAAGAAGTTCCCTGAAGCTGTCGCGCTCGGCAAAGGGTCTAAGGGGAACAAACAAATTGACGCATGGAACCGCGGCGAGATACCGATGCTGCTGGTGCATCCGGCGTCTGCCGGTCACGGCCTTAACCTGCAGGACGGAGGGCATCACCTCGCGTTCTACGGTCTGACGTGGAACTATGAGCATTACGCGCAGATTATCGAGCGTATTGGACCAGTACGTCAGCACCAGGCAGGACACCCCCGCCCCGTGTTCATCTACCAGATTCAGGCAGAAGGTACGCTGGACCAGGTAGTGCAGGCGCGCGTCGAGGGTAAAGCCGATGTGCAACAGTTATTGATGGACTATTGCAAACAAAAACGCGGATAGGGGTTGCCTCTGGTGTAATAGCGTCGTATTATTCTTGGTAAGCCAACAGAGGAGACACACCATGAAAACTTATTTCTACAGCGGACATATCACACTGAGATTCGGCGGCAAACTTACCCATGAATTTTCGGGACTTATTAACGCCGATACTGCCGTTAAAGCTTTTAACGGTGTCTACGCGCACCAGCTCGGTAATATTGAAAAGAATGGTGGCAGTGACCGTTCGCACCACATCCAGATTGACACCTTTAATGTAGTGGAGGAAGTATGAGTATCGACACTGTCGCTTATGCTAACGAATTGTTGGCGCGTATTGCCCAACTAGAAGACGAGAACAAAAAGTTGCGCGAACAACGGGACGCCGCTAATGCTATGATTCAGACGTTAAACCGTATTATTGCCGGAGATACTGAATGAAGGCCCAGGATATTCTATCGGCAGCCGCGGCCACTATGCAGCAGCGCGGGCAGCAAAACGGTTACGATAAAGAAGAGGAGCGCAGTGCTGCGGAAATCGCCCGGCATTTTAACCAAATAACTAGCCACGCTTTCTCAGAACAAGACGCCTGGCGGTTCATGATTTGTCTAAAAGAGGTGCGCCTTAAAAGGCAATTGGCAAACGGCAGTGATATAGAAGACACGGTTATTGATTTGCTAGCTTATAATGCTCTCTTGCTGGAGTGCATCAGCGAGAAGAAATGATTAAGGCCCCGTAAGGGGCCTTTTTCTTAGTAACCGTACACAGAGTCCGCCGTCGCGCTTAATACATAGCGCTGTATCCCGGCGGGTACAGTACCAACCAGGTTAAACACTAAACTGGTTGCCGTGCTTAAATCGTACGAATAAACGGCCCGTATTGCGGTTGCGGCGGTTAATTGCAGGTCGGCAAAAACAGGCCGCTCGTTAAAAGCCGCCGCTGTGACGTCAACAGACATGCTGGTCTGCCCTGCGGTGGCGGTAAAAGTGGCGGTAGCGTTGTGCGTGTACCGTTTACGCGGCGCCATTCGCTCCGGGAAGCGAACAGCGACACCCCCAGTCTTAAGATTATGTGAGTTCGGGCCGATGCGGACACCGGTGTTAGCGCCTACGGTCTCAACACCCCCAAAGAACACGGAGCTGTCAAGTTCGGCAAAACTGTTGCCAACTATCGCCACGTCACCAATAGCGAAAGTTCCGCCAAAGAAAACGCCATAACTGGTGTCTGCCGCTACACCGTTGCCGCGCATAGTGTTGCCGCTGATGGTGATATTACGGATTCGGGCGTCAGCGTGTACGTTTGTTAATCTCACTGTTGTACCGCCGGTTTTGATGGCGTTTAAGTTATTCCCGGTTATCGCTATGCGTTCGGAGAAACCTTCCGCTAAAGATATAATTTCGATGCAGTTCTCATCGCCAGTTATCTCCCCATTACCTGAGACCGCAACGTCGAAACATCCGACAAGCGTCGCTCCTTTAACAAAGTCGGAAATCTGATTACCCGTGATAGAAATCGCCAAGGTTTGTACGGCTGAAATACCTTCAATGCCGTTCACCAAATTGTTACCGACAATTTTAATCCCCTCACAGCGGCCACCATCGGCCAATGTGCGCGCAGAGATTCGAATAGGCCGCGCAAGTACCGTAAACGAATTATTTTCTATTTGCAGGTTCATCACTGAGGTGTTCATGTTATCCCCCAGAGATACCAGTATTCCGTAGCCCGTTTCCTGAGTTTTAGCGTTAACCGCGCCGGCCCCAATAAAACTGTTGTCATTGATTCGCGCAGACCAGACGCCGCGTAAACGAACACCAGTTTGTTTTAGCCCTGTAAATTTAAAAGTACAGTTACGTACCAGATGCGGCAGGCGCCCCGCGGCGGAGCAGACCGACGTCATGTCAATCATGATTGCACTTTCAAGAGAAGGCGCGAACGTAATCCCGGTAATTTCAGTTACAGGGCCGCCGACGCCCGACGCCGGCGCAAACTTAAGCACGGTCGCCGCGGAACTGGTGATGACGGAAGTAACGCCGGCACCCGATAGCACGAAAGACCCGCTTGGTAACGTTACGGTTCCGGTAGTGCGAATGGTAACGCCGCCAGGGATAAACAGATGCTTAACGCCGGAATTAACCGCTGCCTGGAATGCTACCGTGTCGTCAGCGACGCCGTCGCCGGCGACCCAGTTTAGAACGCTAACAACCTCGTTGTTAATCGCGTGCTGCGTACGGGTGATTGCGCCGGTTTGACTCACCCTGACCGCGACATTACCGTCGTTTACTAAACCCGGATTACCTTCTGTAGCTAGTTGCGTGCGAAGGGTAATATCCCCCACAGGTCGCCAGGCCCCGACCGCTACACCGCCGGAAGAAGCAGGCGTCGAGTTTGCCGGGATAACTTTAGGTAATGCGCCCTCCCAATAATACCATCGCCCATCGCCACCTGAAGACGTGGGCCACAGAACAGCGCGGTTCCGCATGGCCGTTGTTAAGGTACCGCCGGTGTTGAAACCGAAAGTGGCGGGGGCAAACCCTACGTCCCGAAGCACCGCCGGCATTGTTTTCTGGCTTTGCCCTGTTACCTGGTTTGTGGCGTAGTCTATATCTGCGCCGCCGGCCACACCGCCTTGCTTGCCAGTGATGACCTCAGCCTCAAAAATCTGATGCAATTTTGCGGTTTTCAAATCCTGAAGTGACAGTACGTCACCGCATCCCGTAGCCATGTTATGCCCTCTTGTGAAGTTATAAGCCACCAGACGGCAGCACGTTGTCATATCGGTAATAATCGTCGGTGTAATTATAACCCGTTATCTTAACGGCCCTGTCTTCTCCAGGCTCCACCGTAGAAACAATTACCATTTGGGCATTATGCCTTTCTTCGTTGCCGAATGAAAATTCTGTTTTTAGCGCGCTATTCCCGGTGTAAATCGCCTCTTCGGGTATAGACGTCATAATCACAGTCCTGTCATTATGCCCTCGGGTAACTCCGACACTTTGAACGGAGCCGTCGCGTTTTTTGAGAATGAGTGAGTGGTCGTCCCCCTCCACAAAATCGACATTCTGCGATAGCACCAGCGTCATACCATCAACCGCCACGACATAGCCGTCAAAAGGCGATACCCGCGAACCTTTTACAACACTGATGGCCCGACCAGGGCGCGCGAATATGCCCTCTTCTGTTGCTGTGAATTCGACAGCGACGCGGTTTAGCATGTTTTTCTGGAAGCGTCGATGAGCCGCCCACCATGCCTGGTTGTAGTTTCGGATACCCTTAGAGTCGTAAGTCTCCGTCTTTATCCCACCGCCAGGCGGCAACGTTATCGTCTCTTTGATATTCGTTCGATGATTTATATAGCTGAATTTTAAGGAGTCGTAGCGGTCCTGTGTATTGAAATTACGTGTCCATTTCTCCCCAGGTACTTTACTACGGTGCGTGAAAACCATCTCCGGCCCCAGACGCGGACGGTCGAAGTCCAACAACACAGCGGAACCTTCCCGGTAAGGTTTACAGAAAATTGCTTCGGCTATGGTGTTAATCATGTCCTGCATGGTTGAGTCGTAAGAGTCGAACGTATAACAAAATTGCCCGGCTTCTGCCGAACCAAAATAGCTTTCAATCTCATTTTGCACATCGAGCAGCGCGTCCATGTTCGATGTAGTCAGGTTTAGACCCCCGCATAATGGGTCGCGCAACAGGCGAATTAATGACTGGACGGCTTGGGTGTTATTACTCAACTGCGTGTCAAAAATGCCGTTGCCACGGTACCGATAAATTTTCTCGGTCACAACTAAAGCCAGTTTTGGCGACTTAATGGACGTCGCACGAGGGGTTTGGCGCCGGGCCGTGTGGATGGTCGTTCGGTTGCCGTAGTCGTGCGTTGTGTCTACAGTCTGTCCGTACAGGTTGTCGAAAGTGACGTCGTCGACAACCTGTCCTTTAAAATCGAAATCTTTATTACTCGTGCGCCGGGCACGTGCACGGAAAGCAGTAACCACCGGCAATTCGCCAATGATAGTTACGCCCGTCTGTTCTGTGGAGCGCCCAGAAAGATTACGGGATGTTTCATATACCGGTCCATAGGGATTTCCGTCATCGTCCATCGCCTGGTATTGCAACAGTATGTCAACGCTGGCGCGCCGTTTAGAAGAAGCACCGCTGTCTTTGTACATGCCGTTGGCCGCGCCAATATTCGCCACTACACGCTTGCTCTTTACGGTGCTGAGGGTAAACCAGTCAGTATAAGATTTATTGATAGTGTCAACCGGGCCGACGGTTGCGGCTTTGCCGGCGCCGTCCAGCTCATTAACTTTGTTGTATTGCGGCGTTATCCGCTGCCACGGGGCCAGATTATTACTAACATCCAACACAATATCTACCGAGCTAACGGACAGCACCTTGTACACCCCGTCGAGATAAGGGTCGGTTTCATCCGGGATGTTTAATTGCATGTTAGAAACGACAGCAAATTCACCGGCCACAATGTAATCTGTAAATCCGGCATCACCGGATGGGTCTGTAATGGTTCCTGTGGTCCCTGACAAAGAAACCGTTGTTACGTCGCTGATGCCCGACGCCAGGTCATTAGGGGCTTTTAGAGTGGCGCCGTCGACTTCATTTGATACTGCCGTTATATAAAGCGCCTCGGTGATGGGTTCCCCAATCTGGAGCTGCGGCGCGTCGCCGCTGTTAGGAGAAGTGTAAGGGCCGTACACTGCCGCAGACGAGCCGCTAATCTCTGAGAGCAGCGTATCCCCGTCAGTGATGCCGCTAATCGGGGTATCAAACGGTCCTCGGCCTACGTCATAATAACCATACTCAATAATATGACCAGCACCGTCATAGCGCTTGTATGTCTTCATTAAGTCATTGGGGATGCTTTGCACCGTGCCGCAAATGTCATAAGTGCGTTCGTAAGGGCGCGGCTTATTGTTACGGTCTGTCAGACTGTTGTTAGGGCTTGCCCCTTGCTGGTTAGCCAAAGATGCTGACTGCGCGCCGGTAGTCGGCAACAACAGCTTAAGGATAGGGCTTAATATAACGTTAACGACACCGACAATAGAGGATACCACCCCACCGCCGGCGGACTCGACAACAAAAAATTCCGCGTCTTCTCCGAGCGCTTCAAAATCTTCAGTAACATCGTTATCCGTACCGATATCGTCGATGTAAATTTGAAAAGGGGTACCGTCAGGAATGTGAGAAATGACGAATTCCATCGGTGACATGTTGTATTTTTTACGGTCAAAACCGCCGGCGGCGTTGCGCGACAGATGATGTGTTATCGCCAAAATTGAATCTCCACGAATCGCTTGCGAATGTCGGTTAATGATTCAAGTTTAACCTGTTTCGCGACGCGTTCACAATGGCTCACATAACCCTGATAATACACCCCAGAGTGCCAGACAATTCGACCGGCATGGCGGCAGCCGAGAAGAACTGCGTCGAAGTTTTGCGGGTCAAAAACCTGAACCAACCCCTTACTGTCAACGCGTTGGCCTGATTCGAACATATCATTCGCTGCCGTGGGCGATTGTACGTCAAAGCATGGTGTTTCTAAGCCCGCGTCGCTTCGCACCGCCCTGACATGATGCCAACAGTTGTAAGTTCTAAAATTATACAAACGGCCGGTGTATGTTGAAATATTCATCCTGCTAAAATCCCTCGCAACAGCGGTATTTGCTGCGGGGTCATCAATAACCCCGTCTGGCGCTCGTTTAGACGAGGTACGCCGACATCTGCTGTAAACACACCTTTGCTTTGTGACAGAGACTGTAAATCGTACGTCACCGGGCCGCGCGCCGGATAGCTAAGGTCCGTACTGACAAAAGCCCGAAACGTAAAAACCGGCGGCGTCTGGTCATCCAACGGAATGCGTGACATCTCATCATCAAGTAAATTCCCCACATCCGGCAGCGTAAAAGAAGCTTGCTGGTCGGTATCATTGTCGTTGCCGCCATCCTGAACTCGCATCGGGATAGCTTCAAAAGTAACAGTCTCGCCGGTCTCCAGGGTTGCAGTGAGGTCCGTTGTCCCCACCACCAGAAGATACCGGCGAGTGAGCGACGGATGCGTTATCTCGACTGTCTCAAAATCCATCTGCCCTTCTGGGTTAGACGCCAACTTACGCTTGTACGCCTCGATTACAGAGGTTTCGCTCATAGTTAAACCTTAAAGTCTATTCTCGAAAAATATTTAGAACCCCAGGCGGCGTTTGCCAGAGGGATGTGTACATAATCAGAGCCTGCGATGATATTTAACACAGAACCATCTGCATAAACGATATCTACACTAGTAGCTCCTTTAGACCGAACTGACGCGGCAGCCGCAGGGCGTGTATCCGGAGCTGTAGTGGTCATAATAGGAGATGTAACAAAAGCTTGTTTTTCCACTTGCGCGCCGGAAACCAAAACGCCTGACACGCCATCACCAGCAAAAGTTGGATTACCGGTGTTATCATAAACCCGGACGGCGATATTTAAAGCTGTGGCGCCTGCAGCTTTAACAGTGATAGTCTCGCTTATAGACCACAAACCTTCGCCTAAAGAGGTAGATGTTGATGCCGCGGCCCCGGAGGACATAGCGCCGGTTGTAAGGTTAACGACAACGTCCGACAAGAAAGAAGTCTCGTCCGAAACCCGCAGACGGGCAAAGGTATAACCAGCGGCTTTAACCATAAAAGAGAACGTATAAACATCACCCGCAGCAAAAGTACCCATGATGTTTTGCGATACGATATGGGACCCGCTAGTGGTTGTAGGTGTAATTTTAGAAAAGCCAGAGGTATCTAAAGTGACGGTTGCGTTACTTTTCCCCCAAACAGCATTAGTCAAATCATTCGAATAGGTCGCGAGGTTAGTTGATGCTGGCTCAGGTGAAACACGCCCTACTGGGGTTGAAGATACATAACTAACAGGCCAGGTATTAGCCGGAGCGGAAACAATAGCTCTGTTCACATCTTGGTATTGAACCGCCGGACCAGAATAAATAATTCTGGGGTCTAAACTGAAAGAAGCCATATTTACCGACGGATACCCCGGCAAACCTTCTTCAACCCATATGCGCGGGAAATTAGTCACATCACTTGCGTACTGATTTAAAAAGCCCCGCAGTCTGTCGCCATAGCAACCATATAAATCCGGCAAATTGGCGGTTAAACACGTATCTTCCTGGATTGCAGTTCTCTCTGCCGTGATAGTAAAAGAGATATTCCAGTTATGCCCGTCGTCCGTACTCTCATTAATTGTGCTGGTAATCATGACCTGATGGTCTTGAATACCCAAGCCGCTGTCGAGCGCCATAACAAACGAATCAGCACCGCCGTGAATGTTATTTAAGAAGCTAAGAAACGCTTGGCGCCCGAGAGAGGACGTAACAAGCGTCACATTAAACGGCACCGCTTCGAAGTAGGTATCCCGCCCCTGACGTGGAAGGCCGCCCGTCACTTCATTGCGGAAAATATTGCTGCCGCGGGTTGAGGAGTAACCTTTATTCACAATGGGCTTTAACGCCGGAGGAAATCTTAAATCGCTCATGATTAATGCCCTGCCTTCCCGCGAGTACCGCGGCGTGTTTTAGATATGGTCGAGTTGCTGTCTGCGAGGTCTCCGCTCACAGTTTCCCGAATGATTACACGAAGCCGGTTTTCATCTGTTTGTTCGGTCGTCACAGAATCAACGCGACCCGTAGTCTGGTTAACAATCTGGATATTAGAAGGCGCATTAGCACCGCCGTTTTCGCCCATAATTTGCCGCATCTGTTGCGCTGTTCGAACCCGAGAAGCGCCGGCTGGCATAATGACTTCAGGCTGTCCCCGCTCAGCGATAGTAGACATCTGCCCCGCGTAGAGCTGACCCCCTTGCTCTCGCGCGCTGCGGATTTTACCAACGTTAGCCAACCCGGCAGCGGTTACCGCTGCGGCCGCGGCGATACCCAGACCCGGCCCGATAATGGGGATAGTGGCGAGCGATGCGTAAGCCGCAGTAGCGCCTTTATACGTTTCGATAAGCGTTTGTGTGATAGCCGCGGCCTTATAGAGAGCATTGCCCTCCCCCAACGAAGACCGCAATGCGTTCGTCATGCTGCTGAGGGTGTTCGTGTAACTGTCGAGGCGCTCCTGGTCCGCCGTGTCAACAATATCACGGACGGCCTGTTGGTAATCCGACTCGGATACGAGTCCTTTATTATGGAACTCGTCGAGCTTGCGCAGCTTCTCGGCCTGTTGCCGGTCTATCTCCTGCAGTTCGCCTTCGTTCTCCGCGCGGATTTGCTCGAGGTAGCTGTCTGCCTGGAACTGATTTTTATCGCGCTCGTCTTGACGCTTCTTAAGTTCTTCCTGACGCTGCGCCTCAGCATCCAGCAAAATTTGCGTTTTAGTGGCTTCGTACTCGCCTGCGCGCAAGGCCCCAAGCTTCTGGAACTCGTCCAACTTAGCTAACTTCTGCCGCTCTTGCTCATCAATAGCCTTAAGTTCGTCTTGGTTCTGACGCTTAACGGAATCCATGAAACTTTCGGCTTGCTTACGTTGCTGTTCCGCGAGTTTAGCAGCGGCTTTTGCCGCTTTATCGTCGGTTCCGCTTGAGCCGTTATCTGTTTTCCCTGGGGGGTTCTTAACCAGCGTCGCAAGGTCTATTTCCTGCTTACGACGTTCATCATAAGCTTTGCGCCGCTCATCTGTTTCTTTTTGGCGCGCTGCGGAGCGCTCACGTATGCCATCTGCTTCAGCTTGGTTAGCGGCCTTCGTCATGTCTAGCTGGAGCTGGGCCGCAGCCATCAGAGAATTGTAAGTTGCCGCCGCGCTGTCGCCCGGAGTAAGGGCCGCCTTAATCGCTTGTCCTGTGGCGCGGGCGCGCATGTCCGCAGCTTCGAATTCAGCATAAATATCCCGGAAGAATTGTTGAATAGTCGGCAACCAGGATTCGAAGCTATTGGCAATGGAGCTGGCCGCGTCTTCACCCGAATCTTTCATATCGCCTGTGCTATCGCGAGCGTCGAAAGCCAACTCGTTTAACTCGTCAGAGATAAACTTAAAAGATTCTTCAAAAACAGTGGTAAAGTCACGGATTCCGTCGATAACCTCGCCGGAGGCGATAGCGTCTGTTAGAGATTGAATTGCGGTCTCGGCGCGCTGCGCCTGACCTATCATGATATCCCCAAACCCAGATTGCGCGATACTAAGCGTCAATCCTGCAACCGTATCCTCAAGACTGGATAAGGCACCATCCAGCGTCTTAGAGCGGATTTCCATCGCACCGGCGAAATTCGTGTTGCCGATGTTAAGCAGGTATTTCTGAATCTCTTCCGAGTTCTTCTTAACGGTCGTCGTAACACCCTGGAACGTGAAAGAAATGTTATCCCCTTCGGATTTACTCTTAATCCCGAACTCTTTCAGTCGTTCAAACTCGCCGGTAGTCGCATCTGCAACCGCCTCAATCATCTGATTAAGGTCTTTACCCATCGCCGCGGCGGTATTGCCATACGAAATCAGGGCTTCTTTGCTCGGGTTGAGGCCTAACGCCACCAGTTTTGTGAAACCCTCAACGGCCTGGTTAAGCCCGTACGGCGTTTCCTTGGCGAACTGTTGCAGTACCTGAAACGCTTTCGCGGCGTTCTCTGCGCTGCCCGTCATAGTAATCAGGCCGGAATTTAGCTTGTCAAAATTTCGTTGAGAAGCGACGAGGGAGTCGAAAACCTGACGTGCCGCTTCGAGGCCGCCGATAGCGGCGCCGGCGGCGAGAGCAGCTTTTGCCAAACCGCCTAATTCAGAAGAGGCGCGCGAAGCCCCCGCCGTTGTTATCCTGATAATCAGACTGGCAATATCAGCCATCGTTTCTACCCTCAAAAATAGCGTCTAAGCCCATTATAAGCTCGGCCTCATGGATGCTTATAGTATGCCCTGTAACCTGCGAATATGAAACGAGGTCGTGCCAACTAAGGGTATCCCGCGCGTACAGCACCACGGCATCTGGCGTCACCCGACGAATAAATTTTAGTTCACGATATTTCTCGAAGGTGGCAATAAAAATAAAGGGGCATTCAGGCCCCTTTTCTCGCGCTGTGCGTTCCGCGCCATCGATTACACCCATAGCGATTAGCGCCGCTTCGTGGCCGTCGGCAATGCTGTCGAACTTTTGCCGTGTGTGCTTGGTCACAAACTGCCACGTTGCATACTCGTACAGCGCGTCTACTTTGCCTGAAGTTCCTGTCGCTGCTTGCTGTGAAAGTCTGCGACGTGGTTGCCGAGGGTGCGGTATTGAGACAACAAACCCGCCAGGGCCTCTTTGGTAAACGGCTCGTCGAAGCTCCACCCGTTCACAAGCTCGAGTGCGTATTCGCGGTTCAGGTCGGTGCAGGCGTCGTTCAAGGCGGCTATATATTGGATATTTTCCCCATCATCGCGAAGATGTTCTAGTTCGGCGCGCGTTACAGTGTATGCGAACCAGAACGCACGTCCGGCTTTAATGGCGGCGTCCGCCTCTGGGCCGACAATATTCAGCCACTCGCCGGAGTCCGTACCATCCGGCAGCGGGATAGGCATACGGGCGCCAATCTGGGCCTTATCTTCGAAATAGAAATCAGAAAGTTTCATCGTTAATCCTTCGGTCAGGAGGTTATTGGTCAAAGGGTTGCGCCAGGCGGTGACCATCCGCTTTTCCCGTGCGACGGTAGGCGCAAAATTATTCTAGCAAACTACTTGCACACCTACAAATAATACAATACTATTCATTCACACTAACTGAGGAGCTTTACCATGAAAACATTAATTATTGCTGCGGGCTTGTTGTTCTCTGTCTCCGCTCAAGCCGAAAACGTGTATATCCAGAATCAGAAGCTGTCATGTAAAGCTATTGCTGACGCCGTCGCAGAAGTTGCCGCTAAGCAAGAAGGTATTGGCGTGGTCGACGCAATGCAAATCCACGAAGGTACCTTCGTACTTTGCGTGCAATCTTACAACCAAGCCAGCGCTGACTACTCAATCGCTAAGGCCAAAGCAAACGCTATGGCGAAAGCGGGGCCAGCGGCCGCCCAGGTTGTGGAGCTTTCTTACCAGGCATATCACAGAGACCAAAAATAAATTTGTTACAAAAACAAATATAGTGGTTAAATAAGACTCTTCTTATTTACTGCATACAGCGGAATGGGACACACCATGTTAAAGAAAATCACCGACGAAGAGCTGAGGGAATGCCTTAATCAGGGAATGACAGAAAAAAATATTGCCGAGAAATTTAAGATGGCGGTCCGTAACGTACAGATTCGTAAGGCCAGACTTACTAAAAAAGGTTTAGGCCACGGGCGAGATGTAAGCGCGTTAGTCCCAGACGGTTACCTTATAAAAGGAACCAGTACACTCACCGATGACGTCGGCAACATCAAGCAGCAATGGGTGAAAACTGACATAGACGCCGAACGGCAGCTAGAAATTATGCAAGCCGTTGTTGAAGGGATGTGCTCCGTAATTAAGCCGCTGCCGGCTGTGCCTGTTTCGGCGCGCAAGGTTGATAAAAAGCTCTTGAACCTGTACACCGTATCCGACTTCCACTTGGGTATGCTGGCCTGGGCCGACGAGACGGGCGACGACTGGGATATGAAGATTGCCGAGCGGTTGTTTACTAAGTGGTTCGACGCGGCGTTCCAGCAAGCGCCAGACGCCGGCACCGGGGTTATTACCATTCTGGGGGAAATGGCGCACTTCGACTCCCTGGACGCGGTCACACCCACATGTGGTCAGGTTCTGGACGCCGATACGCGTTACCAGAAGCTTGTGCGCTATATGATTAGGATGGTGCGACGTGTGGTCGAAATGGCCCTTGTTAAGCACCAAACCGTTCGCCTGCTGATTGTTCAGGGGAACCATGATGAATCTGGCATGATATGGCTTGCAGAGATGTTCAGCACTCTTTACGATAACGAACCGCGCGTATTCGTCGATACCTCCGCCGACGTGTACAAGCTTGTGCAACACGGCAAAACTACCCTTTTCTTCCACCACGGACACAAAGCGCGATTTGACGCGATTGAACCCGTGATGATTGCCAAATTCCGCAAAGCATTCGGGGAAAGCACATACAGCTATGCCCACGTCGGCCACCTGCACCACCAGAAGATTGTTGAGTCACGCAATATGATTGTTGAGCAGCACCGCACCCTGGCGGCCAAAGATGCGTATGCGTCTCGCGGCGGCTGGATGAGCGGCAGAAGTGCCAACGTGATAACCTACAGTTCAGAATTCGGCGAAGTTGGCCGATTAACCATCAGCCCGGAGATGTTGAAATGAAAATTGACGTAAGAGTGACGCGTAAAGAATTGGAACGCAGCGAGCTAACCGAAGAAGAATTAAGGCAGATGGTTATATGCGACTTAGTCACCAGCGATATAGATTCAGAATACCCTGAATTTGAAGTAAACGTTTTTATCGTCTAATAAATAAGGCCCCTTACGGGGCCTTTTCTTTTAGTACTCGATACGCTGAATCACGATTGAGGACTGGAACTGGTTACCAGTGGCCTGGCCTTCCATAGTCAACGTAACCGACTCAGGGCCGCCAATCTCAGGAGTAGCTGCCGTAATCTCGGCGCGCTTCAGTGTGAAAGACATAGCGCCCGTCGGACCGCTCAGGATAGAGGTCAGTTCGATTTGAGTCTCCGTAAGGAACAGGTTCATCAACGTCATGTCGTACAGTTTGCCGGCGAGGGAGAAGGTGTTAGCCGCGCGGCCACGCTCTACGAACGCGACACTATCGTTGCCCAGCTCATACTGTGCTGACGCGCCGTTGTCATTGGTGATTGTGAAAGTGTCAATCAGCTTAAGCGGTGCGGTACCGTTGAATGCGGACACGTCAACGCTGGAGAAAGGTTCCGCACTAAAGTTAACGGTAAAGGTTGAGCCAGTCGGAGGCGCGCTCAGAACCTGCTGGCTAAGACCGATAAACGGGAAACTACCCGTAACCATTGCGTTAACCGCTTGCTCAATAGTGAACCCTGAGAACTCTACCCCACGGGTGATAAGGTAGCTGTCCGGGCCACCACAACGGCCTTTAAACCAGGTCAGAATAGAATAGGTCTTACACAGGTTACCTGTTTGCAGCGTATCCGCCAGAACCAGCGTAGTTGTTGCCGCGGCCGCGGTAGTTAATGGCGCCTGAATTGCGGCACCAGTGACCACAAGCGCGGTAACAGACGTTACAATAAATGGTTTACCGTTATTACCCGGTAAGGTGGCAAAGCGAATCAGGTCACCTACTTCCACACCGTCGGTGAGGTAGCTGCCGGCTGCGCGAGTAAATGTCTTTGCGGTAGCGTCCACGGCAACAGACAAACCGGTCTTAGTAGAACCGACGACCCAGGAACTTGTCATAGCACCGGCAAGCAGGTCGTCCTGGCTCTGTGCGCTCAGCTCAATAGCGTATTCGCCTGCGACCTGTTTGTTACCAGTACGGATAGAAGAGGTTTCCCGGCTGCCGTCCAGCTCGTTGGAGACCAGGGCGTCGCGTGTCACCGCGGGGATACCGCCGGTGTTGCGCAGAGGCGACCAGCTAGGGGACGCCGGCGTTACACCCGGCTCTGTCTCAAGCACGTAAAATTGTGCGGTATTCGCGCCCTTGTATGGTTGAGTTGCCATTTTAAATCCTCGCAGTGAAGGCGATAAAATCGATTGATAAAGGGCGCTTCGCCCACCCATCCTTAACCATTAACGGCCCCAGGCTGACGGACTGAACTTCAGCGCAAATGTCGTTACGTCGAAACGTAGTTCCGGCGCTGAACGCCATGTTTAATAAGTCTGCCATTTTATTGATTGGCGCGCTACCTTTAGCCGATGCAACGTTAATATCTATCTGATAAATTCCGGCCCGCTGTTCAGTAAAACCCAAGTCGGCGTGTTCAGTATCGGCGAGGAGCATGTAACTCGCCAGGTATGGGGTATTAGCACTTGTCGGCGAATCGATATTTTCCAATGCAACAACGATGCCGTTTGCCTGCCCGAATGTCATCAGCGCCACGTCGAAAACTTTTGTCAGGTCCTCAAAATACCCCATTATTCCATCCTCGCGGCTGCTTCATCGATTAAGCGCTGGAATCTTTTAACGGTCACACGCACAACACCTTGCGGCGCCTGCTTAGAAAAACCGCCAATCGTGTTAGGTCCGTTACCTGGGTATTGCCCGAACTCAATCGCCTCAGCGTAAGGCAGGTTATTGGTGAACCTGAACTCATCCCATTTCGCGGACTGCTGCACAAAGTTAGTGGCGCGGGTGATAGCCTGAGAACCGCTAGGGTCAAGACCTTCCACAGTGCCTGTTGCCGGCGTATCAACTGTCGCTTGCCAGTTCATCCGGAACGCCCCCGTGTCGACTGGACTTGCCAGGATAATCTGCGAGTACAGCTTAATGGTAACCTGACGCACCACCAGCTCTGGGTTCTTCTTGGCCTTCTTGATGAAGTTTTGAATAGAGTCTTCGAAACTACTCATTTTCTCACCTGAATGAAGTAGGCAATAACGTCGTCATTGACCGTCTTTTTTTCGATAGCCACGACGGACCAACGTTCGCCGCCAAAATCTATTTTGTCTTCCATCTTCGGCAACACGCTACTGTCAGCTTTGACGACCATGTCACCGGCCTGAATAGTTGCCCCATTAACCAAACGAGCGTTAACCGGAACCGGAGCCGATATCATCGGAATTTTAGTATCAGCCGAGCGGATAAACTCACCAGAAACTTCGTCCCAGACACGCCCCCCTGCTCGCACGAGGGTAACAGAGCTGCCGTACTTAGATAGAAGACGGGTCGCAACACCCTGCATCCTTTTACTGAATACGCTACCCATATCAACCCCGCATAACCCGGAAGGATGAGCCGCCGCTCGCCCCACATAAAAGGGGGCGTAGGGCGTCTAAAGCCGCCGTGATGGTTGTGGTAGCGCCCGTTGACCCGGTGTCGAAGTAGGTCACTGTAACAGCGCCTTCTACGCGCTCGGAGGCTGTAGCGCGACCGTCGGTCGAGCCGCGAACGTCAGTGCCGGCGCCATACTCAGCGGCGGCGATAACCTGTGCCTGAAGCACAGATGCAGGCACACTATTAGCCGCTACGGAAAAGCCGTACAGCCAAATGCCGGTGCGCGGAAACGCCAAAGTTTGATACGGTGAGACCCGGCGACCACACATCGCGACTTCTTGTAGGCCGACGTACACAGCGCCATTACGGAGCGCAATTTCGGCCGCAGTGTCGTCTTCAGGCAATTCCAGGCCGTAGCGCGTCGCCAAGGCGCGAGCGTCTGACAGGCTCACATAAGAGTCAGCACCAGCAACAACGGACCCATCCTCGACAATAAGCGCCATATTTTACTCCTCACCCAGCGTATTGCGCCGACGACGACGTTTAACTTCATCACCTCCGCCGTTGCGCACGGCCTCAGCGCTATCAGGCTCTACGGCAACTAATTCTTCTTTGACGCTGTCGCGTTTAAGGACGAGCTGACCGTCAACTTCTTCCAGCCCATTATATTTTTCGCGGACTACATAATTATCTTGTGGCATGTTAAATCCTTAAAGAGCGGCCCGCAGGCCGCTTAAGTTATGCGGTAACAGTGACAGTAGTGCTGCCTGAGATTACGTTGCCGTAGTCGTCTTGCACAACCGCTTTATATACACCGGCGTCTGCCGCGGTGGCGCTCGCTTTAGTGTAGGTACGGCCTGTTGCGCCTGGAATAGCATTACCACCTTTGTACCATTGTACTGAGTAGGGTTCGAGACCGCCAGTCAGTGCGATAGTCAGGGTTAGCGCCGCGCCGGTTGCGACAGATTTAGTCGCGGGCAGTGCAGTAGAGAAAGACACGGCGGTAACGTTAACCATGCCTACTTCAATCTGACCGTTCGCGTCAGCGTCAGAGAGGCCGGTCGAACGGCGTTTAATTACGTCAACCATTTAAAACTCCTTATGGTGCAATGACGCCGGCAGCGCGAAGCGCAGCAAGCAGTGCGTTAAAGTTTTCTTTAGTCGGCGCCGCGGTCAAATCCGCGATAGCCGGCTGGAGAGTGACACCGCCGCGCTGCGTAGCCGTGGGCTTTTTGTTCCCCGCCATCGCCGTGCTGTCAGTGGTGCCGACCTTTAAGGTCTCGGCCTTCGCCATACTGCGCGGCAGCCCTTTACCGGTAGTAGCCATAATTCCTCCTGCTGTATATGCAAAGAGGGGCCTAAAGCCCCTCCAGGATTATACGCTACGCTTACGCGCCTACGCCAGTTACCAGGAACGCAATCGGCACATGCTTACGGTCGACTACACGGTCCCAGTTAGAGGCGTTCGCCAGGTCCTGCCAGGAAGCAGAACGCGGAACAGTCTCGCTGCCGTTGCCGGTGATGACTGCGCTGGTGAAGGTGTAGCCCAGCGGGTGCATCAGCCAGGTTTTGCGGCTCCACAGCGCCTCAACGCCGCCGCCGTTACCGCGGGATTCCTGACGCTCATATGCCAGCGGGGTGGTCGGGTTGCCTTCGCCGTAGCCAATGGCACCGTTGCCGAAAATAACGCTGATGAATTTACGCGCGTTACCGGTACCGACCACAGTCATCTCGTCGTCACGAACAACACGATAACCCTGGTAGGTGGCAATCATGGTGTTGTTATCCGCATCGCGAATAAAGTCGATAAGCTGCTGTTTGCGCATCTGGCCGTACACGAAACTGTGCATGGCAATAACACCTAACACTTCACCGCCAGGGCCGCCGAGAGCGTCGCCCATAGTCTGGGTAGCGTCGATGAACGCGCCGGCGTCGAAGCCCGAAGTGGCGGACACGTCAATCACCATGTCATCTTGAGTGTGGCTTGCGTCGGTTGCGGCTCGGTTGTCGTTGTAGATGCCGAGGGTGGTTGCGAGCAGACGGCGCTGCGCCTGGCGCTGCCAGAAGTCATCGAGACGAGCGGCAACGGATTGCAGCGGGTTCTGACTGGTCAGCTCTACGGTCAGGTCTGCCTGGCCGAATGCTTCGTTCAGGTAC